TGCCGGGTTCTATCGTTACGCGCGGAGCTGTCTATGAGGACAAGATTTCTCCGGCGGTTGATACGGCTGCAAAGACGGCGCTGAAAGGCATCGCCTTTGTTGCCACTACCTCGGCGATCACGCGCCCGTACTGAAAGAGGTGAAGAAAAATGGCTGAAATGTTTGAAAACAACATCATGGGCTTTATCCCGCAGAAAGACTGGCTGAACATCCCGTTTCAGGTTACCCGCCCGAACGACCCGATTGATGGCCTGTTCGGCGACACGCGAACCGCGAATCTGGTAGCCTACTGGCAGAGCATCGCGGCGCAGTATCAGATCCCCGTTATGGCGCAGTTCCACGGCTTTGATACCGAAGCACGCACGACCTTCCGCGTTCCGGTCGATACGCACAACATCGAAAAGGGCCTGATTAAGGTCAAAATCAATCAGTCCGAGCGCATGCGCGCTCTTCTGCGAAGCGGCGTGCAGCAGAATGACATGTACGATTATGTCATCCGCGATGGCATCAACCTGTCGGAGCAGGTCGTGACGCGCACGAAGGTTGCCAAGAACGAGATGCTGGCAACTGGCAAGGTAACGATCAAGGAGAATAACCTCGACCTGACCGTTGATTACGGCGTGCCGTCCGGGCAGACCTCGAAGACGCTTGATCTGTCCGAGAGCGCTAACGTGCCGAAGCTGCTGCAAGCGCTGATCGATGAGGCAACCGACAATGGCGTGACGCTGACCGGCATTTACACTAGCAAGGCGAACATTACCAAAATGCGCAGCAATGCGGCGATTCAGAAGGCTGTGAACGGCAACGTTGGCGCTGGCGCGCTTGTCCGCGCGGACGCTTTCAACGCCTATCTCAATGAGGAGTTTGGCATTCAGCGCGTTATCGCAAACGATTTGACCTACGCGGTCGAAAGTGGCGTCGGCGCGAATGGCCGCCCGAACAGAACGACGAAGCGCTACTACCCGAAAGATAAGATCACGCTCTTCGCGGCGAATCCTGCCGGTCGTCTGGGTGAGGGTCTGTGGGGTGACCCGCCGGAGACTGACGCGGGCGCGTTTATGCAGGTCGGAGCGAGCGGCGCAAGCCCGTATGTCTACGTTTCGCAGTGGATGGAGAAAGATCCGGCCGTTCTGTGGACAAAGGCAAGCGCGCTCTTTATGCCGATGCTTTACAATCCGAACAGCCTGTATATCGCGTCTGTGACGGGGGAATAACGGAGCTGTCCGAAACGCCTACGCTTCAAAGCGCCAATCTTGGCGGCATGACAAAGGCTGAATTGCTGGCGTATGCCGCCGAGAGGGGCGTTGAGGGTGTCGGCAGCTCGATGAACAAGGCGGATATCGTGGCGGCGATCAAAGCCGCAGAAACGGAGCAAACCAATGCTTGAAGCGGTTTTGACGTATCTGCGTAACTGGTTTCCCGTCAGGCGTGACGCTGGGACGTACACCATCGCTTCCGGCATCCCTGACGTTGACTTTCTGAGGCCGGGGCAGTATTACCGCATTAAGGGCAGCGTGTTTTCCGACGGGCTGCACGTCTATCAGAGCGGCGAGATGCTGGCAGATGAGACCTTCGACGGCGAAATCTGGGCGCTGGCAATCCCGAAAAGCGTCAGAGAGCTTGCGGTTGAAATCACAGCGTACACGGAAAAGAACCCGGTGACCGACAAGGTTTCTGAGAGTTTCGGCGGTTACAGTTACTCCCGCGCATCCGGCACGACTGGTGCGCCGACGGGCTGGCAGGGGGCTTTTGCCTCCCGCCTTGCCCCTTATCGGAGGATAAGCGATGATTAACGCGGAGCTAATCGAGATGTTTTCACAGCCATGCGTGATGCTAAAGAAAAAGCGCGTCCCTGATGGGTATGGCGGCTTTGAAACAAGCTGGTCGGACGGTGACAAGTTCGACGCGGCGATTGTCAAAGATCAGAGTTTGCAAGCGCGCGTCGCCGAGAAGCAGGGCGTTTCCAGTGTCTACACCATCACGACGGCGCGAGGCGTTGCGCTTGAGTATCACGAGGTTTTCCGCCGCGTCTCTGACGGGGCAATCTTCCGCGTGACGAGCGACTACACCGACAGCAGGCCGCCTGACGTGGCGACGTTCGACTTTGAGCGAGTGACGGCTGAGAGGTGGGAACTTCCGACGTGAACGAGACGACAAAGGCACTATATAGCTTTTATTCCGGGTTCGGCATTGACGCATACCCGGAAAGCAACGTGCCGGAGGACGCGAAACTCCCATACATCACCTACACCGTCATTGAGCCGGACTGGCGAAACGCCGCAAGCCATCAGGCGCGGGTTTGGTATCGGTCAGAAGGCTATAAGAAAATAAACGCCAAGGTTGACGAGATTACAAGGGCGGTTGGTGAACTGGTTATGCTTCCGACCGCGAACGGCTACGTCGCCATTCGTCCCGCTGACCCGCTGGTGCAGTATCAGCCCATCGCAAACCCGGAAATCAAAGTCGCGTATCTCAATTTTCAAATCAATTCGTATCAATCGAGGTGAAATAAATGGGCAAACCTGTTACGGCTGTCAGACCGCAGACGTTCGAACGGTTGCAGCTCAACGCGGGTGCTTTTCTTAAAAATTTTGACCTGAGCACCTACACCGAATACAGCGCGCTCGAAGAAGCGCTTTTCGCCGCCATTAAGGACGGCACAAAGACGCTGGGCGCGACGCGAGGCGGCGGTACGTTTACCGCGTCTCCGACCATGCGCAGCATCGAAGCGGACGGCAAGCGGTATGAGTTCAAGGGCAGCACGGTCATTGATGCTTGGGATATCAAGCTGACCGCGACGCTTATGGAGATCACGCCGGATAACTTCGTGCTTGCACTCGGAACGGCTGAGAAGACCGAGGACAAAACCTTCACAGTCGGGAAAAAGACCACGATCAAGCTGAGAACCAACATCGAAGACGGCGACTATATTCAGAATCTCGTCTGGTTCGGGAATACGTCCAAGGGGCTTGTCGCCATCGCACTTGACAACGCGCTGAACAACACGGGCGTGACGCTGACTTTCAGCGATAAGGGCGAGGGTACGCTCCCGGTCGAATTCCACGCATACCAGGACACCGTGGAGAACAACGAATACGCGCCTTGCGCGATCTACTTCTTTGACGAAGCGGCGCAGTAACAACACGCCGGGGGCTTTGCCTTCGGCGCTTTTCTTTTTTGAGGTGAGAAGATGAAACTTTCGGAAATGAATGGTGAAGAGCTGTCCGTCTGTCTTTGCAAAATTGCGGAGCCGATTGAACGGATCGGCTTTGACAAGAAGACGACGGAAACTTTTCAGGAAATCGCCGATTTGAGCAAAAGCGGCATGAACAACATCCAGCAGACATCCATGATGATTGGCAAGTTCGTCCCGCTGCTGCTCGGCGACCACAGAGAGGACACATTCGCGATTCTTGCGGCTATCAACGACAAAACCGTTGAGGAAATCCGCAGTCAGAATGGCATGCAGACCATCAAGGAACTGAAAAACGCGCTCGCAGATCCCGACCTGATGGATTTTTTTACGTCGTCCGTGCATACGGTCGGAAAGCCGTAACGGCGGCGATTTACAGGCACGGAGCACCGCCGACAATCGCGGCACTATCTGACCTTTTGGCAGATGACCGTCAAAAGTGGCTGGGAGACGTGTACAGCGCGAAGATGCTTTCCGCCATCTGTCAGGCGATGGGGAACGAACCCGTGAGCTATGAGGAGTTTGTCGGGCTTGTGGAGCAGGACAACCGAACAGGGCAGGAGATCATTGATGACCTGATCGCCGAGCACGAGAGAAGGAAAAAAGCAAGAGGGGAGGGGTAAAGCGTGGATTTATTTACGCTTGTAGCCAAGATCGGCCTTGATTCGAAAGAATACGAGCAGGGCATCCTAAAGGCTAAAAACGATGCGCAAACTGCCGCTCAGAGTATCGGGCGCTCGTCCGAATCCGTAAAGAATGCGGCCAAGGAAGCGGGAGAAGGCATCAAGAACGCGACCAAGGGAACGGAAAGCACGACGAAGACGACAACGGAAAGAAATAAGACGTTGTGGGAACGCATGTTTTCCGCAGTCGAAAGCAACGGAAAATCGAAGATGGAGAGCCTGAGCGCGTGGACGCTTGCGAAGGCCAAGCTGCTGGCCGACGGGATTAAAAGCGCGTTTTCTAAGATTTTCGACATCGTGAAAAAGGCGATTGTGTCCTCCGCAGACAAGGAAGCCCTTGATTCTCTTGCAAGTCAAACGTTCGGTGAGCTGGAATCTGCCGCAAATGGCGCTCTTGACACGATCAGCAAGGACACAAACATTCTGGCCGGAAGACTTAAAGGCGTTGGCACGTCGTCCTTCATGCAGTTTAGGAGCGCTGGCGTGGACGCGGCGGAAGCTATATCCATGATGGATAAATATGTCCGCCTCGCCGCTGACGGTGCCGCCGCGTATAACATCAGCGTTGAAGACGCAGACGTAAGGCTGAGATCGTTTCTGCGCGGAAATGTAGAGGCTGGCGATTCAATCGGTCTTCAAATCTCCGAATCTACACGCGCATCGAAAGCGCTTGAAGTATACGGGAAGAAATGGTCTGAACTCACAGAGGCGCAGAAACAGAATCTTCTTCTCAACGTCGTTGACGAGATGTATACCGCTTCCGGCGTTATCGGGCAGGCGGCAAGAGAAGGCCACGAATGGGAAACCGTAATCGGAAATCTAAACTCCGCGCTATACGGAACAGACGGAATCATGCCCAAGATTGGCGAGAGCTTCAGAACAAATCTGATTCCGGCAATCGAAAAAGCGACGGCTTTTCTCACCGACGAAACAATTCAGATGCGCGCCGGTATGCTTGCGGCAAGTCTGGCAGACGCGACGGGCTGGGTCTTTGACGGCGTTATTGATCTGCTGGACAAGATTCTGGCGTGGAGCAGCGGAGAAGAAGAGCCGAGCGACACCGCGCAGGCGCTCTTTGATATTGCCAGCTCGTTTGGAAAAATTGCAAGTTTGACATTTGATACGGTCGTCGGCTTTGTGGAACTTCTGTTCAACGGATTAGGTAGCGATACGAGTAAAAACGTTGAGAGCTTCCTTAAAAGCTTCAGCGAATTTGTTGATGACCCGATGTTTCAAGCGGCGGCGACAACGCTAATGGGCATGGCCGTTGCATGGATGGTGATGCATAACCCGCTCGTTTTGGTTGGATCGGCTATTGGAGTTGTCGTTACGCATTGGGAAACACTCGAAAAATTTATTGACAACCCCGCTTTTCAAGTTGTGGCTACGGTTCTTGCTGGCATTGCGTCTGGATTTATCATTCTCAAAGCTCCGCTCGTTGCCGTTGCTGGAATATTGGCGACGATCATAACGCACTGGGAAGATATCAAGCGATGGGCGGACAAGGCGAAAACAGCGTTTACAAACTTTATTAACACGCACGTCCCGGAGGGATTTATGAGCGGCGTGACAGCGGCGCTTGAGACAATCTCCGGGCTTGTCTCTGGTATTCAATCCGCGTGGAATACGTTTATTGAAAGTCTCAGCACGAAGAACATTCCAAAGGTCTTCGGTTCAATTCAAGAAGGTTGGGAGAGCGGCGGCATTGCTGGCGCGGCCTCTGCCGCGTGGGATTCCGCATGGTACAATCCCTCAAACTGGGGGAAGAACAAGAATTATGGCGCAGGACGCAGTTTCTCGACTGGCGGCGCGGGGCGCAGCTTTGCGACCGGCCTTGACTATGTGCCGTATGACAACTTCGTCGCCAAGCTCCACGCCGGAGAAACCGTTCTGAACCGCGCAGACGCGACGGCGTACCGTGCTGGAAACGTCGGCGGTATCAGCGCGGAGAGCATCAGCCAAGCCGTCGCCGTCGCTGTGCGCGAAGCGCTTGACGGCGTGGGCGTGTACATGGGCGCGGATAGAGTGGGCGATCTTGTGACGCAGCGTGTGAGCCGCAACATCGCAAAAGGCGCAAGAGCTATGAGGTATGCAAACGTATGATGACGAGATACGCCTGCCGGTTGAACGGCATTGATCTGTCGAGCATCGACCCGGCAATCTATGTGCTTGACGTGAGCACCGTTTCTCCCGTGCGCGATCTTGTGACAACACCGCTTGCAGGCCGAAGCGGACAGCGAATCACGAAGCGCACGACGAACAGCCTGAGCGTCGAGGTAAAATTTGAAATCCACGAGCAGAACACCGTTCGCCGCGCCCTCATCGCGGAGAAAGTGACGGAGTGGGCGATTCTCGGCGGCATTCTGACGACGAATGACCGGCCTGAAAGGCGGCTGCACGTCATTTGCGAGACGTTGCCGAACTTCTCCGCTCTGCGCTGGACGAACAGCATGACGGCGACGTTCACGGCTTTCGAAATCCCCTTCTGGGAGAGTGAATACCCGAGAAACGCGACGGTTGACGGAAACGGCGAAGCTCAAATGATTGCGCCGGGCTTTGCGGACGATTCCCGCGTGTGGGCAAGCGTGACCAACGCCGGAACGGGCGCGATCACGACCGTAGACCTGAAAGCCGGACAAACCGCGCTGCACTTTTCTGGGCTTGCACTCTCTTCCGGCTCGGTGCTGGAAGTCGGAACGGACGAGCACGGCGTTTTTTATGCGCGAATTGGAAGCGAAAGCGTGCTGAGCAAGCGGACGGCAGAATCGAGCGACGAACTGCGGCTTGAAGCCGGGAAGTTTGGCAAGCTGTCCGTCTCCACAGACGGAAAAGCAAAGACGAGATTCGGCGTGAGGGGGTATTACACATGAGCGTAAGGCTTCCGCGTCTGCTTGACGCGCAGCTCCGCGAGGTGTGCCGCCTCCATCCTGTTACGCTGTCCATCAACGAGCGGCTTGTACCGCCGCATGATGCTTCCATGACGCTTCCTCCGGGCGAGGGAGCGTCATGCATGGGTAGAGCTTTATACCATCGACGGCAGCGCGGGCTTCTACCGCGTGTCTAGCGCGTCTGAGAGCTATGTCAGCACGGGAGACGTTGATCTAGAGCACAGTGCGGCGATTCTCGGCGATGCGATCATTCCCGGCGAGGGAACGTACAGCGGAAGGTGCGCCGAAGTGCTGACGGCGATGCTGGAAAACCAGACGACGCTTGTAAACGGTCAAAAGCCTTGGATTCTCGGCACTTGTGCGAAAAGTGCGAGTATCGAATATGCGTATGACTGCAATAACATCCTGTCAGCAATGACGGAAGTGGTCGGCGACGAGAAAGACGGCTACGCGCTCGAATTTGACGATACGCACGGCTTTCCGTGGCGGGTGAACGTTGTATCGGTCGAAACAACCGCGAGTTGCGAGGGACGACTGAGCCGAAACCTTGAAAGCGTCAGCGTCTCGATATCCGATGACGAGTTCTGCACGCGGATTTACTGCAAAAATCTCCCAGAGCCGCACTACATCGACGGTTCGACCGTCAGCGTGTGGGGAATCATCACAAAGACGATCACCGCCGGAGAGGGCGTGACCGCTGAGAGCTTGAAAAGCTACATCACGCGATACCTCGAAGACCACAAAAACCCGCGAAACAGCATTGAGATCAACGGCGTTGATTTGGCGACCGCGACCGAGGAAAGCCTTGATTCCTTCCGAATCGGCCGGCTTTTCCGGCTTGCGCTCCCTGATTACGACGTGAAAATGGAAGAGCGAATCCTTGTGCGCAGCATCACCGACGTTTACGGCGACCCGCGCGGTGTAAGGCTGACGCTTGCAAGCAACATTCGCGACACGGCGGAAGACCTTGTGCGGCTGGACAACACCGTTACAGGCGGCTCGTCGCAAAACAGCACAAAAAAGTATATCGGCGGCGGAACGTCTAAAGGAACGGGGCTTTCGCAAACGTCCCTCCTTGAAATGCTCAAAAAGACCGATTCCTTCACGAGTGCAACGGAATCGTGGATAAAAAAGGCTGGCGTGGATATCGAGGCGAATCACGCCGACCTATACGCCACCAAGCAAGCAATAACAGGAAATTGGGCGGGAGACGTTGAGACGATTAACGCCTTGATTACCGCATCAAGCGACAACGGCGGTTTGGTTTCAATGCTTGTCGGCCGGCACAACAAGATTGAGGACGTGAACGCCGCCATCTCTGCGACTGCCGCTGGCGGTGGTCTGGTTACGATAAAGGCAGACAACAAAACCGTTACCGATCTAGGCGAGCGCGTCTCAAGTGCGGAAATCAACATTAGCGCGGCAGAAAGCAAAATCGAGCTGAAGGCGGACAAGATCGCGCTGGATGGATATGTTACGATGTCCAAATTTAATGCGGAGATTGCAGAAATCAAAATCACCGACAGCTCATACGTGACAACAGCGGCATTGAATACTAAATCTTTGAGCGCCAACTATGCGGAGATTAGCAGTATCAATATCGCCGGAAAACAGGCGCGCTGGGAAAGCGTGACGGTCGTAACCGGCGTGACCAGGAAAAAACGGTATGCAATGGCTCCGTCAGGCACGGCGAACATGGAGTTTTACGAGTGCGCCAGCGTAAGCACTGACACGTTCACTCTTTTGATGGCATAAGGAGGAAATTATGAAGATCAACATACTTTTGCGTAACGTTAATGCGGCGCTTGCCCGTGTTCATGTGCTTGGTGCTGACGCTGAATTGCTTGCGGGCGCGATGCGCTCAATCAATGATTGCGTTGACGCGATTGAAAAGACTCAGAAGGAGGAAGAAAATGAAAATCACGACGAGCAAGGGCAAGACGCTTGATGTAAACTGGGCGTTCGGCCCGACTGACGAATCTGGAAGTCTGATGATTGAACTCCCTGATAATCGGCTGCTGTCGGAAATTGCCGCCGACTTTGAAGGCAACAGCAAGATCGAAAAGACGGACGAGACGAAACCCGGCGTGACCGAAGTCTACGAAGGATTTACCGAACTTGCAGCCATCCAGCGCAACAAAAACGGCAGCGTGTTTGTGAAGCTGGCAAAGGAGTGATGACCTTTGAATCTCGGCGTATTCAAGCGCAGAATTGACGTTGACGCTGAAATCCAGATGACCCCGCTAAAGTCGCTGTATGCGTCAGGAGACAAGAACGCGCATATCTTCGAGCTTTCTCTCTATCGAGGTGCCGAAGAAATAGACTTGAGCGGCGCAAGCGCTCAGGGCTATTTTATCCGCGCGGACGGGTATACCGTTCCCATCGAGGGAGAGATCAGCGGCAATATCGTGACCCTCACGCTTTCGGAGGGCTGCTATTACGTCGTCGGCAACTTTAACCTCATCATTAAGGTTTCCATCGGCGAAAGCCGAAAGTCTGTATTTTGGGGAAATGGCTATGTCGTGCGCAGCATGACGGACGCGATTGTTGACGAGGAAAACGTTATCCCATCGCTTGATGAGCTTCTGGCGCAAATTGCCGCCACAGAATCGGCGGCGAAGTCTGCGAATCAAGCTGCATCGGCGGCAAACTCCGCAGCAACCAGCGCAGCGCAAGCAGCAAGCGCGGCTGGCACGAACGCATCAGCGGCCAACAGCGCGGCAAATTCGGCCACGGCCGCAGCTTCCGCAGCATCAGCAGCAGCAACAAAGATCGACGACATGACCATCACAGCGACCGGCCTTGTGGCGGGCGCTGCACCGACGGTAGATCTGACCGATGTGGACGGGCACTACAATATCGCGCTCGGCCTGCCGAAAGGCGATAAAGGCGACCCCGGCGCAACCCCTCAGATCACGGTGCAGGTCAAGACTGGCGAGCCGGGCACGGCGGCCACCGTCAAGCAGACTGGCACGGCGGAAGCGCCGGTGATCGAGCTGACGATCCCGCGCGGCGACACGGGGAGTCTGGGCAGCCTGACGATCAACGGCAAGACCCCGGACAGCGCGGGTAAAGTCGAGCTGACAGCGGCGGACGTTGGGGCGCTCTCCGGCACGGACGCGACGCTGACGCAAGCGGGAGAGGCTGCGGACGCGCAAAAGGTCGGAACAGAGTTTAGTCAGCTGAAGGCCGAGAAAGCAAATAAATCAATCGTATCTGATGCGTGGCAAAGTGAAAAAACCTATGCCGTGGGCGCGTACTGCATCTATAACGACAACTTATACAAGGCGGCTGTGCAAACATCGGCAAAACCGGGAAATGGCAGCGATTGGGCACAATGTAATGTGACAAGCGAATTAAAGGCGCAAGGCGACACGCTGAGCAAGGCATACGTTAAAGAGTATTTTAGCAGTAATCTGGACAAAACACGACCCGTAACGTACCCTGTCGCATCTACCGGAGGGTATCTCGTTATTGCGTATAACTACGCTTCGGCTGCTGTATTTTTGGTGCGTGGAGAAGGGACAAGCGGATTTGTACATCGGATTGCCCCGGCAAGTGATCGTAATTTGATTAGTTGCAAATGGACAAATTCGCAGTTGCAGCTTACATCGACCGATGAAGCCTCGGCGACTGTAAGTATAATTAGACTGTACTAAAAGGGGAACGAATTGAATGAGGTACTACAGCATTAAAATTTTGACGGCTACCGACGGCGCGGAAGCTCGCGATCTGCGCGGCTTTGACACGCTCGACGAGGCGCTTGTGCGCTATCACAGCGACTTGCAGGCCAACATCAGCAAGTGCAAGTCGGTATATTGCGCAGTCATCAACGGCGTTGGGGGTGTGTACAAATCCGACACTTGGAGCGCGGCGACTGTTCAGGCGGAAGCGTAATGGCGCAGATGCTATTCGATTGAGTTAAACGAGGGAGAGAGCGTGATGCGTGATATCATTCTGTCGTTTGATCGTTTTGGCGATCAAGCGCTGCTGCTTGGGCGCGTCAGCGAAAATCGCGCGACGCGGGTACTGATCGACATAAAAAGCATATTGAGCCAATATCCGGATGCTATTGCGTCGATCACGGTCAAGCCGCCTGTCGGGGCGGAGTATCCGGCGGCGGTGAAGCAAGAGGACGGTATCCTGACGTGGGAGATCACAAGCGCGGATATCGGCAATAAATCCGGAAGAGGGCAAGCCCAAATCACAATCCAAGACGCGGATGGCACGGTCGTCAAGACCGCGATTGCCTGTACGCGAATCGGCGAGTCTCTTGGCAACGCAACCGCCCCTGCACCTGATCCGGTTGAGACATGGATCGATAAAGCAACTGGCACGCTGGCTGACGTTGAGCGGGCGGGGAACGCCGCGCAAGCGGTCGCGGACGAAGTACAGCGGC